GACCATCGAACATCGGCGCTTGCAGCACCGCAAGTTCGCCGCCTAACATCAACCCCCTGACGAGGTCCGCACTCCGCTAATCTACGCCGCGAGTTGTGCCGAATGTTCTGACGACGGACACCTGTGCCCACAGAATGTGGACCTTGCGGTATTTCAGTCCAGGGAGCAGCGCAAACTGGGTGGCCCAGAGCAACAGAAGCGGGCCAGGGCCACCAAGGCCGCCGTTGGCCGTGCGATCCCACCAGTGGCCGTCTTGCGCAACGCGGGCGTCCGCCGCAATGTCGACTGAGGTTCCGCCATATGCGGTGCCCGCACCCCAGTAATCGAACGTCATCTGCGGATTGGACGCCGCGTTGAGCAGGAACTCCAAGCGCGGCTTGTATACGCGGTTTGCCGAGTTGCTGCCTGCCGTCCCGTCGCCCGACTGTGCGTTGTCGTAGTGGAACGCCATGAGCGACTGGCCCGAGCCGATCGACACGTGGCTGTCGGGGAAGAACACGTCGGAGGACGTGGTGAAATACTGGCGCTGCCACAGGTGGATGCGATGGCTCTCGAAATCCGAAAGCGCGGCCGCATTCTGGATGCCGATGATCTCCCGCACCGTGCCGTTGTGCGACTGATTTTGGAGGCCGTTGTTGCCGAGCACCAGCCGCTGTGCGCTGGCTCCGGCTACACCATGCGGGCGATCACGGAACAACATTCGCCCGCCGCCGCCGCCAGATACGACTGCGCCGCGCTGATTGAAGTAGAAGCAGGGATTGCGGCTGTTCGACAGGGTGCCCTGATCAACGAACAATTCGCCAGCTTTGGCGTACATGCACGTCTGGGCGAGGTTATGATACGCGCCGTGGACCAGCACGTTCGCGGCAAGCGTGCCATAGCCCAGCAGCGCCCCATAGGTGCCTGAGTGCGCGGAAGGTGGGTTGCGGACGTGGGCACCTGCGGACGACCAACCCCATGTGCCCGCCGAAATAAAGAGTGCGAGGTTCGCCGTCCCGCCAACGTCCAGGAATGTAGCTGCCGTAGCCATATTCTCATTCTTGTTCTGAAAATCGACGTACGCGCCCTCGTAGTTGGTCGGGGCGTTCGGGAAGATCAGCTTCGGACGCGACGAGCTTGTAAAATTGCGGGCGTTGCCGCTCTGATCATAGAAGGTGTGCAGGGTGAAATTGATGCCATCGCCGTATGTCGACCAGACGGCGGGATCAGCATTATACGTCCCGTCTGGGTTAAAGCTCAGCGTGCGGTTCGTGCTGCCAACACTGTCGCGCGCTTCCAGACATGCGCCGGCGTAGCCAGGGACCACACGGCGAAAGGAATAGACGAAGCTCAACGGCTGAGATGCTGCCGTCGGGTTCAGTGGCGTGATGGCGCCGACTGTGACGGGCAGCGACTGAGGCGCGAACCCGCGCGGCTTCAGCGTCAGCGGGACTACCCCTGTGTTCTCGCCCGTCGCCATAATGAGCGTTGACGCGCCCTTGCCGAGGACGAGAAAGCCCTTTGCCGGCGTCGCCGCTACCGACTGGCCATCGGGGACGCCCAGTACCGATACGAAGGTGCCGACCGTCAGGTTGTTGCTGGCCAGCGACAGGGTCGGTTCTGGCGTCGGTGTGCCGCTGGATGATGACCCGAGGCCTACGCCTACTGAGCGCCGGACCTTACGGCGAGAGAGGAGGCCCATCTATTCCCTCCTCACCACTGCGCGATGATGTCGGCGCACGTCGTGCCGGTTGCACGAATGTACCGGAAGCGCCCCTGCAGCTCGGACCCGCTGGGAAGGTTCTTGTACGTGACGTCAGCGGAGCTATCCATGGCGCGAGCGATCAGAGTACCGCCGGTACCGATGTAAATGCTGGTCGGGATCACGGGCAGCTCGTCGACATTGTGCGGCGTGACGGCCACGGCATTCTTGAACGGGCCGTAGGTTTCGTCTGCCTTGCGGGGGAAGGGGTCCATCGCAGATCCTTTCTGGAGAAGGTGGGTTGCCAGGCGACGGCCTGGCTGCGATGTGGTCCTGACTGCCGCCGCTGAATTTGCATGACGTCCGCTGGCGTACGTCATGCGCGGGGCTCCGTTGCCGCCATCAGGCTGGCATGGATCAGGCAGCGCCCCGCATTCGCATCTTCCGCCCCGGATCGTTCACGTCGGTCGAGGGCGTTGCCGTGTCGTTCACGGAGGCCGACCTGGCGGCGACTGCAGCGGCCTATGACGCTGAGGCTGATCCTGCGCCACTGGTCATTGGTCATCCTCAGCTCGACGATCCAGCTTGGGGTTGGGTCGATAGGTTGACGGTGGAAGATGGCGCTTTGGTCGCCGTACCCAGCCAGGTGGATCCGGCATTTGCTGAGACTATCCGCGCCGGCCGCTACCGCAAGGTCTCCGCACGCTTCTATGCGCCCGACGCGGTCAGTAATCCCAAGCCCGGTACCTGGTACCTGAAGCATGTCGGCTTCCTCGGCGCCGCTGCACCAGCGGTGAAGGGCCTGGGAACCGTTGCATTCGCAGAGGATGCGGCCGGCGTCGTCACTATCGATGCGCCCAAGTTTTCAACCGAAAGGAAGGACAAAGTAGTGTCTGAAAAATCAGAGGTTAGCTTCGCTGAGCGTGAAGCGGCGTTGAATTCACGGGAAAAGGCGTTGTCTGATCGAGAGGCGGCGTTGGACAAGGCTGCCAAGGAAACGCGCCATGCCGCGCACGTCAGCTTTGCAGAAGGTCTTATCGGAGCGGCTAAGCTTGCTCCTGCAGCAAAGCCGCTCGTCGTCGGTCTGCTTGATCGCCTCGACACGCATGAGGCGGTGGGCTTTGCCGAGGCCGGTGAACTTACACCGGCGGCAGCCTTTCGCAGGCTTCTCGAAGGCGCTGGCACTCTGATCGACCTTGGTGAGGCCGGCAAGAAGCGGGGAGAAAAGCCGGCCGTCGTCAGCTTCGCCGCGCCCGATGGGTACACCGTCGATGCCGCCGATGCCGCACTCTACGAGCAGGCCCGCGCGATCCAGGCGGAGAAACCCGATCTCGCCTGGATGGAATGTGTCCGCCGCGCCCAGGCGCTCTGACCCGCCGCCCTCACTGACCCACAGCTGAAAGTCACATCATGCAGAATAGCCCTGGATTTTCGATGACGGTCGTTGCGACCGCCGTTGTCGCCGCCGCCCGCTTCGTGGGCATGTTTACGGGCGCGCACTGCGCCGCCGCAGCCAAGGCGCAGGGCATCGCCCGCTATGCCGGCGTCGCCGGTGATGCGCTGGCCGTCACTGTCGCCGGAACGGAGCGGGTCGAAAGCGGCGCTGCATTCGCCAAGGGCGTGGCGCTCAAGTCCGACGCGACCGGTCGTGCCATCGCACAGGGCGGTGCGGGCGAGATCATCGCCTACTCCAGCGAGGCGGTCGGCGGGGCCGGCGTGATTACCGAGGTGCTGCTGGCGCTCTGACGGCGCCAGCCCCGACGCCCAGGGAGGCGGCCTGATCTTGCCCAGGCGGCGCAACGGCCTCCCACCAGCTTCAGTCTACATCGAAGGACACACACATGAGCGGACAATCGCTGAACCTCGGCCAGATCCGAGTTGTCGACCCCATCCTGACCGACCACGCGCGCGGCTATTCCAATGCCGACATGGTCGGCGGGGTGCTGTTTCCCGCCGTCGACATGCCCACGCGTGGGGTGAAGCGCATCGAATTCGGCCGCGATGCTTTCCGCCGCCGCAAGACCCGTCGCGCGCCCGGCACGCCGATCGCGCAGATGACGGTCGGCTACGAAGGCAAGCCGGTGCAGCTCCATCAGGAAGCCCTGCAGGCGGTAACGCCGACGGAATATCAGGAAGATGCAGCGGTAACGCCGGGTCTCGATCTCCAGCGGGAGAGCGTTGACGTCGTGTTGAACGTCATCTCCCTGGAGAAGGAAATCCAACAGGCGGATGTGGCGCGCAATCCTGCGGCCTATGCGGCGACCAACAAGCTCGCGCTGGTCGGCAACGACAAGTGGATCGACGTCGACAGCGACCCCAAGAGTCAGGTTTTCGACGCCAAGGAAGTGGTCCGCAAGCGCATAGGTCGCCGTCCCAACACATTGCTTATCACCGGTGGCGGCGTGTCCGCCCTGGGCAAGCATCCGTCCATCCTGCGTCACTTCGCCTACACCAACAGCTCCAGCATCACGCTGGCGATGCTGGCCAGCTACTTCGATCTGCAGACGGTTGTGGCGGGCGACGCCATCTACGACACGGATGACGCCACCAGCGTCGACGTTTGGGGGGCGGATGCGATCCTCGCCTATGTTCCGCCCGCCGGTCAGCGCAACATGCGCCTGCCGTCCTACGGCTACACCTATCAGCTGAAGGGCCATCCGGCAGTCGGCAAGGTCGACTGGGACAAGGATCTGTTGTCCTGGACGAACAACGTCCTCGACGAATTCTCGGCCGAGCTGGTTGGCGCTGACGCCGGCTTCCTGTTCCAGGGCGTCATCTAAGGCGCGCCTGTCCGTCATCCAGGGCGCCGCCTGATCCTTTGGCGCTCTGGTCGGGCGGGGGCGCGGCTTCATCCGCTCCCGCCCGCAATCTCTCCCATTGTCGAGGTGCCGCCATGCCCAGCTACGAAGTGAAAACACCGCTATCCCAGGGTCGGAAGCCTTCCATCCCGGTCGGGACGATCATCACGGCCAGCGAGGATGATGTTCGCGATCTGCTCGATCTGAAGGCGCTTGAGCCGCGCCCTGATCTGGAAGAGGCCCCTGCGCCGCCGCCGCCGCCGCCGCCGCCGCCGCCGCCGCCGCCGGTGCCGGTTGTGCCGGAATGGGCGCTGGGCAAATCCCTGGATGAAGTGCGCGCTATCGCAGGCGCCGAAGGCATCCAGCTTGACCCTGCCGGCCCCGTTGCGGATGAGTTGAGGACGCTGATTATTCAGGTCGAGTTGGGCCGTGTGGCGCGCGCGGCGATAGAGGAGGCGGAGCGTCAGGCTGCAGCGAACTTGCCTGCTGCGACCACCGCCGCTTTGCCCGTTTGGCACGAAGGCAAGACGCTCGCCCAGTTGCGCAAGATCGCGAAGGATGAGGGCGTGCCCTCACCGGGCGGCTCGATTTCCGCTGACAAGTGGATCGAGCTGATCGAAGCGCATCGCGCCGCCAGCGCCGCATCCGAAGCCGGCGACGGCCAGTGATCATGCTGGTCGGCGCCATGGCGCTGGGGCTGGCGCCGATCTGCGTGCTGGCGGGTCTCGCCATCATGGTTTTCGTCCTGTTCGGTCTGGATGACCCGTTTGACTTCCCGCCGCGCGCCGTGCTGGTGTTCAAGGGCGGGGCCTGGCTGCTGGCGGCCGGCCTGGTGCTGGCGCTGGTCGCCACGCTGATCGGCTACGCCACCATATTGGCGGCCGTTGCATGACGCTTGCAACGATCCTGAAACAGCCCGCCGAAGTGCTGCGCCAGCCGATGACCTTCAGCGGCGTCGCCACGATCCAGGCGCTGCTATCGATCGATACGATCGCGCGCGGCATCGTGCCCGGCTCTGATCCGCTGGACGTTGAAGGCAGCCTGTTCGCCGACGCCCTCACGCTGTCGATCGGCGGCGGCACCGATGGCGAGCGTTATCTCATCACCGTGCGCGCCACCGATGCGGACGGGCGCGAAGCGGAAAGCGAAGTCGATGTCGCCGTCATCGATGCCGCGTGGACGATGCCCGATGGCGGCGCGCCCTATCTGTCGATCGCCGAATTCGTCACCCGTTTCGGCCTGCCCGAAGTGGTGGCGATGACGGACGGCATAGGCGACGGGCGCATCGATCGCGGCCTGCTGGTGAAGGCACTGGTCGACGCGCAGTCGATCGTCGACATGCATATCGGCGGCCGATACGCCGTGCCGCTCGAAACCGTGCCGCCGATCGTCGAAATGTGGATCGCGGATCTGGCACGCGCGCGTCTCTATCCGCGTGGCGCGCCTGAGGGCGTGGCCGAACAGGCAAAGGCCGTCGTGCGGACGCTCGAACGCATCCAGTCGGGCGCCGGATCGCTCCCGATCGATCAGGCCGCGCCGTCCGCCGTGTCCGATACGCCGATCCTCGTGACGGGCGGCCAGCGCTTCTACCCCGATGGCATCAGGGGGTTCTGATGGCGGGGCTTGATCTGACCATCGAACTGGGAGGTACGCTGGAGCCTGTGCTGCAGCGGTCGATCCGCGAGGGCGAAAACCTTACGCCTGCCATGGCGGAGATTTCCGAAGTGCTGGTCGAAGGTTCCATGCGGGCCTTTGACGAAGAGCGAAGCCCCATGGGCGTGCCCTGGAAGAAGAGCCTGCGCGCCTGGGAAGAGGGTGGGAAGACGCTGCAGCTGTCCGGCCTGCTGAAATCCGCGGTCGTGCCCGACTATGGGCGCGACTATGCGGCGGCCGGCGTCCTGCGCACGGCCGGGCCTGCGCGCTATGCCCGCATCCATCAGGAAGGCGGCGAGATCACGCCGAAGCGCGGCAAGGCGCTGTCATTCGCAGGGCGCCTGTTCTCGCGCGTCGTCATGCCCGCCCGCCAGTATCTTGGCTTCGGGCCGCGCGAGCGCGCCGAGACCGAAACGATCCTCACCGATCACCTGATCCACCTTTTCGCGGCGGGGCCGGCATGATCGCGCTGTCCCCCACCGTCGCGCAGCTGAAGGGCGCGGGCTTCCGCAATGTGGATGGCGTGCTGGAATATGCAGGCCTGCGCGATGCGCCGCGCGCGTTGCCGGCGCTCTACGTCGTGCCGCAGGCCGAGAGCACGGCGCCGAACCGGACGAACGGGATTTTCGATCAGCGTGTTGTCGCCGCCTTCATGGTTGTCCTGGTCCTGTCGGGCACGGTGCGGACCACCGACAAGGCCAGCGAAGAACTGAAACTGCATGCCGACGCAATCGTCGACGCCCTGGTCGGGTGGAAGCATCCCGAGGCCAGTGGCCCGACGGAATATGCGGGCGGGTCGCTGTTGCTGGCGGAAGGCAATGTCGTCGCCTGGGGTCTGCGCTTCACCGCTCCCTATCACATCCGAAAGGACCGAACATGACGAAGACCGGCTCAGCCAGGCGCGCGCTTGCTGCGCAGAACAAGGTTGCGACTGGGGCATCCGCGCCCACGCAGCCCCGTCCACGCGACAGCGCTGGCCGCGATCTGGACGAATATGGCCTGCCGCTTCCCGGCCCGGCGCGGGCGAAGGCGCTGGCGGCGCTGGGGAAGCCTGACCCGCATATCGAACCGGACGCATGGCGTACGCCAGCGAACGCTACGGCGACACTCCCCGATCAGGGCAATGCTGAGACCGTAGCGGAACCGGGTGCGCCCGGCAATTCCGACGCGGTAGCGGAGCTGAGCAATGGTTGACGCGGTCAAGATCGTCCTGGCGAAGAAGGAAGTCACCTATGGTGTCGATCCGGTGCCGTTGCCTGCCACCAATGCGGTGCTGACCCGCAATTTCTCCGCGACGCCGCTTCAGCTTGATCGGCTCGACCGCAATCTTGACCAGCGCATCTATGGCGCGCTGGCCAGCGTCCCGTCCAACGAGCGGCAGGCCATGAGCTACGAGGTGGAGATTGCCGGCTCCGGCGACGCCGGCACGGCTCCCGCCTGGATGGAGCTGCTGGAAGGGTGCGGCATGGCTGCGCCCGTGCTGACGGCCGACACGGACGCGGTCCAGAACTTCGCCCCGGCCGGCATCGCAACGACGTCGCTGGCGCAGTATCACTGGATATCGGATCAGCGCCGCAAGGCCGTCGGCATGGCCGGCAGCTTCATCATGGATTTCACGGCGGGCGCCTATCCGTTCATCGGCTTTCAGTGGCTCGGCCTGATTGCGCCGGCCACGCCGTTCGACAAGGTGGCGGCGCCCGCAACGACATTGACCCGCTGGAAGAAGCCGGTCGAAGTCAACACGGACAATACTGATTTCACGCTCGACGGCTATGCGCCCCGCATGCGGTCGCTGCGCCTCGATGCCGGCGTACAGACGTCGATCCGCAACCTCGTGGGCGCACGCTACGTCCGTCGCGGAAACCACGCTATCACCGGCACCGCCGTGATCGAGGCGCCGGATATCGCCACCAAGGATTATATCGACCGCCTGCGTAAGGGCGACGTTGTGCCGTGGGCGCTTCAGCATGGCACGGTTGAAGGTAACATCATCGAACTGGAATGCCCCGAGGCGCAGATCACTGACATTGCCGAAGGCGAAGAGGACGAAATCCTGATGTGGACGATCCAGTTCGTCTGCACCGTCGACAACGGCCTGCCCGACCTCACCATCACCGCGAGATAAATGGGGCGACGCGAAGCTCCATTCTGGCGTCCGGGCCGGATGGAGCAAGCCCAGCAGGGAGGCACGGCCGGACAACCGCCTCCCACCACATCGAAAGGATCAGCGCATGTTCAAAATCATATCATCCCCGCGTGCCTGGTGGGGCGTGTCCTTCCTGGGCGTGGAGGAGGACGGCAAGGTTATCACCAACACGATCGAGATGCGCTTCCACATCCATGATGAGGACACGCACCGTTCCATCATGGCGGATGCTGCCCTGCTCGGCGTGATGGAGGCCGATCTGGAAGTCGCGACGCTCTCGGAGAAGGCGGCGGCATTCGTCCTGAAGATCGCCGACGACTGGCGTGGCGTGGGCGCCGAAAATGGCGAGCCGTTGCCCTGGACCCCGGAAAACCTCCGCCGCCTGCTCAACGTGCCCAACGTCATCGGCGCCGTGCTGTCGGCCTACGTCGCGTGCCGTGCCGGCGCTGGCGAGATCCGCGCGGGAAACTGAAAGCCGCCGCCCGAGCCTGGGCAAGCGGACGTGGCGGCACCCGACAGAAGGCAGATGATGCGTTGACCGAAGCGGCGACCCTTCCCGACTGGATGCAGGAACGCCGCGACGCCACCGTATTGGAGCTGGCGCCTGATGAGGCGTCCGCCTTCGCCCTGTTCGCGGCGCTCGGCACCCAGTGGCGCCATCATGCCATGACCGGCATCCGCCTGGGTCTGGACTATACTGCTATTCCCGCGACCGCCGCGATGATGGCGATCGACATGACGCCGGGCCTGCTCGTGGATCTGCGCGTGATGGAACATGAGGCGCTGGCCGTGTTCGCCGAGCGGAGCGCGCGGCCATGAACGATCTTGTCGTCTCCGTACGCCTGAATGCCGACGGCTCCGGCCTAGTCGGACAGACACGCCTGTCCAAGCAGGAAATGGACAAGCGGACTGGCGCGGTTCGCGAAACCTCGTCGGCCGCGCGGGAGCTTTCCGGTGCGACCCGCGCGGCAGGCGATGCGCAGGCTGATGCTGCGGCAAAGACCCGCGTCAATACGCAGGCCGTCAACGACAACACCAGGGCCAATCAGCGGAACACGGTTTCGGCCGCATCGAACCGCGCCGGCTGGGCGCAGCTCGGGCAACAGGTACAGGACGTATCGATCCAGGCGCAGATGGGAACATCGGCGTTCACGATCTTCGCCCAGCAGTCCGGCCAGGTCGCAGGGGCCATGTCCCTTATGGGCGGCGCGCTGGGCTCTGTCGGGCGGTTCCTTATGGGGCCGTGGGGCATCGCGTTCACGATCGGTACCGCGATCCTTGGGCCGTTCATCAGTCGCCTGTTCGATACAGGTGACGCGGCCAGCGCGACGCAGAAGCGCATAGACGGCGTGCGCGCCGCCATGGTCAAGTTGCAGGAGCAGGCTGGCAAAGTCGACTTCAGCAGTGACGAATTCAACAATCAGCAGCGTGAGCGCCTTACCCTTCAGTCGGAAATTGCAGCTCTGGAGGGAACAAGGCCGCGCGACGGATCGCGTTCCGCGCAGGTAGAGCAGAACGCGCGGAACAGGCGGCTGCAGGCGGCAAGGGAGCGTCTGGCGGAACTGGATGCCGACTATGCCGGCGTCATGAAGCAGGTCGAAGCGCGGCGGAAGCTCGATGCGCTCGACAAAGCCGCCGCCGACCAGAAAAAACAGGATCGCAAGGATGCCGTTGCCGACCGCAAATCGGAGCGCGAAGCCGAAGCTGCCGCGAAAAAGGCCAAGGCCGAAGAGGAGGCGCACAACAAGGCGCTGGCCGCCTCGCTCGATCAGATCCAGGCGAAATATGATCCGCTGACCAAAGCGGCCCGCGATTATCGCGACACGCTGAAGGAAATTGCGGATCTCGCCGCTGCGGGCAAGATCGACTCGCTGCAGCGGGCGGCTTACGAAGCGCAGGCTGCGCAGTCGACCAAGGATGCCCAGTCGGCCTATATCACGTCCGGCCTGTCCGCGACGCTCGACTTCAGCAGCTTCGACAAGGATCTGCAGCGCGCGGCCGAGGAAAGCAGCAAGCGCCTTGGCCTTGGTGGCAAGGAAGCCGAAAAGGCGATGCGCCGTGGGGCGGACGCCATCTATCGTGTTGTCGGCGGCGGCGCGCTGGGGTCGCTGGCGGGCGCGCTCGGCAGCCAGTTCGGCGTACAGCTTTCGCAGGAGACGCCAGCCCAGTTCCTGGCCAAGCAGATCAAGGGACTGACCGACAGCATCGGTGGCTCGGCATTTTCCGATGCGATCGGCGCGGGCATGGGCAAGGCGTTCGACGGTGCATCCACCGGCAAGTTTGTTTCGGGAATTGCAGACGCTGTTGGCGTCAAAATGAGTGGCACGGGAGCGCAGATCGGCGGCGCTATCGGTTCGGCGCTCCCGATACCAGGCGGCCAGATCATCGGCTCCATCCTCGGTGGACTGGTTGGCGGGCTGTTCTCCAGCACGAAAAAGGGCACCGCCACCATAACGGGCGGCACCGATGCGGACGTCTCGACGTCGGGCAACAGCGCCAAGCGGGAACAGGCGTCGCTGGGCCTTGCAGGGTCCGTGCAGGATAGTTTGAAGGCGATTGCAGATCAGTTCGGCGGCGAGCTGGGCAAGTTCGCCGTGTCGATCGGCATTCGCGACGATAATTATCGTGTCGACCCGACCGGGCGCGGCATGACGAAAAAGAAGAATGGCGCGATCGACTTCGGTGACAATGAGTCGGCCGCCATTGCCTATGCGATCCGCGACGCCATCGCCGATGGTGCTGTCACGGGCCTGAGTGCGGCCGTCCAGAAGGCGTTGAAGTCCAGCACCGATCTGGACGCCGCCATCGCAGAGGCCTTGAAGGTGCAGGAAGTCGAGGATCTGCTCGGCGGCCTTGGTTCCGAAGTGGAAAAGGCGCTCCGCGACTATGAGGATCAGGCGAAGGAGCGCCTGCGCATCGCGACCCAGTATGGGTTCGACGTCACCGCGATCGAAAAGCGCAATGCGGAGGATCGCGCCAAGCTGATCGATCAGATCCTTGAGCAGCGGGTCGGCTCGCTCAAGCAGCTGCTGGAAGACATGGCCTATGGCGACCTGTTTGAAGGATCGCTGGTCGACCAGCGCCAGGCGCTGCTGGGCGAGATTGCCAAGGCCCGTACCGATGCGGACAATGGCGTCGACGGGGCCGGCGACACGCTGGCGAGCCTGCTGCGCAAGCTGCAGGACGTGTCGCGCGACGCCTATGGCACGGCCGGGCCGGAATATGCCGCCGACCGCGCCACCGCCCAGGCGGCGGCCGAGGCGGTCATCAAGGCGGAGAATGACCGCATAAAAGCGGCGCAGGACGCGCAGCTATCGACCGTCGCCAAGCTGGAAACGTCGAACGCGCTGGCGGACGAAGCGAACGACCTTCTTACGCAGATCGCGAAGAACACCGCCGCGCTGGCGAGCCTGACCGGCAGCAGCGCGGCTGCGACGTCCAGCGCCACATCCGCCTGGCTGTCGTCCGTCTACCGGCAGGCGAAGCTCTGATGGCGGCCGTCACGCTTATTCGTGCGCAGCCACGCGATCCGGCGACAGGCGCGGTCGTGCCGGTCAAGCTGGCGGGCGGCGGTTCGGCGCTGCCCTATCCCGACGGGTATCGGGCCGGCGTCGTGCGCGCGCCGCGCTTCAGCGCGCGCCTGGGCTTTGAGGCGGGGGGCTGGTCTGGCGGCACGGTGCCCACGGTCAGCGACCTCAGTTTCGTTCCGGCCGACCCGGCGCTTGTCGATGCATATGCGCGCCTGATCTGGGACCGCGCGCCGATCGAGGTGGACAGCGGCGATGAAGCCGCCGCGCTGATCCGGCTGCTGACGGGTGCGGTCGCGGGGCGGCGTGCCGGAACGGACGGCCTTGCGCTGGGCATCGCCGATCTGTCGGCCAGCCTCGCCAAGCCGCTGGTGACCGGCTTCTTTGCCGGCACCGGCGGGCTGGAAGGCTCTGCGGATGCTGCCGGCCGCGCCAAGCGCATCAGCCTGGGACGGGTGTTCGACGTCGAATGCCGGCTGTTCGACAAGGCCTACGCCATCTACGAATTCGGCGATCCGGGGCGGCCCATGCAGGGCTGTTCCGCCATTCGCGACAAGGGCCGGGAAGGCGTGCTGGAAATACTCGCCTGGCAGGGCAGCGCCATGGCGACGCTCACGGCCCTGCGCGCCGCGACCGTGCCCGATGGCGGTGGCGTTGTCGCGCCGTCGATCGCGCTCGCCCGCTGGTGGACCACGCCCGTCGGGCCGCTGACCGTGGACGTGCTGGGCGACAATGCGTCGGGCTATGTGGAAACCGCGCCCGCCATAGCCGCGCGGATC